AAGGAGAATGGAAGCACGAAGTAGGAACGGAAATTTCTTACATTGTATCAAATGAACAATATAAATATGCAAAAGGTGTAAAAAAAATAATAAAAGAACAAGTTTCAGAAGTGTTGACACCAAATGCACCATTTGGAAGACCTGAAACAATTAGAATGAGGGCAACGACAAACGATAGTATTATTCTACAAGTTTGCTATAAAGAAAATATGCAAGCGTTTGGAAAAGAAAACAGAGGTTCAGTAATTAAAAATACTCAAGAAGATTTTTTATCTTTAAAACAAATATTAAATAACATATAAAATGGAAAGTAAATTAATACAAGGATTATACTGTAGTACAGGAAATCAAGAATGGAAAAAAGTAAGAATAGGATTAAAAGTTGAAACCTTTGCTAAAGAATTAGTTAGATTAAAAGATCAAGTATCTGAAGCAGGATTTTTAAATATAGATATTTGTGTTTCTAAAGATGGACAAAAACTATATGCAATTTTAGATGACTTTAAACCTGAAAAACAAACACAAGTAAGTTCAGCAGATCACAGTCCTGACAGAAACGGCTTACCTTTTTAAGAAGGAATCGACAAAAAGTATCTCACTACTTTTATAAGGGCAGGAACCACGAATCTTTGCCCTTTTTTTTTTATTATATTTATAAAACTAAACAAAACTAAATGATAATAAACTTTGAAGACCATTTAAATAAGATAAAAGAAGTAAGATCAGGAAATCTAAAAGAAGGATTAAAACTTGACATTCCTGAAATTGATGAACACTTTAGATTCAAAACTTCAAATTTTAACGTAATACTTGGACACGCAAATACTGGAAAGACAACATTAGTATTATATTTAATGTTGATGTATTCGGTTAAGCATAATTTAAGATGGTTAATTTTTAGTAGCGAAAACGAACCTTATACATTAATTAAAAAACTTATTGAATTTTTAGAAGGAAACGTAATTAATAAAATAGAAGAATTACATTTTAAAAACCGAAGTGATTGGGTGGATAAACATTTTAAATTTATAGATCCAAACCAATTGTATAGTTTTAAAAATATTTTAGACTTAGCGACTGCGATAAAAAAAGGATGGAATTATGATGGTTTAATGATTGACCCTTATAATTCTATGGTAAAAGATAAGCATTTAATAAAAAATTTAAACGGACACGAATATGATTATTACGCCACATCTGAAATTAGAGTTTTTTGTAAAACTAATCAAATTTCTGTTTGGTTAAACACTCACGCGAGTACAGATTCGTTAAGAAAAAAACACGGAGAAAGACACGAATACTTTGGACATCCAATCCCTCCAATGGCGAGTGATGTTGAAGGAGGAGGAAAGTTTGTAAACAGGGCAGATGATTTTCTGGTTATTCACAGATATATTCAACACCCAACTGAATGGATGAATAGTTTAATACACGTAAGGAAAATTAAAGATGTGGACACAGGGGGTCGACCAACTCCAATGGATTCTCCTATACGACTAAAAAGTGTGATAAACAACGTAGGTTTTGAAATAAATGAAAAAAATTTACTAGATTTACCTAAAAGAGTTCAAACCGACTTGCCTTTTTAATGGAATTTAGTACAAAAAATTATGGTTTTAATATTCAAATAATTCCTACTTATGGAATTGCTTTAGGGTTTTTATATTATAATCCTAACTTAGAACCTGATAATTCTATAGTTCTTGATGAAGATTATTACGATCAGTTAACATTATTATTTATAATATTTGGTTTGCATATTACTTGGTGGAGATTATGAAAAGCACTTTGCAAATTATAGCAGAAAAACATAATGATTGGATTAGAATTGTTGAAAGTTTTGGCTGTAATTCTGAAACTTCAGAGGATGTAGTTCAGGAAATGTATTTAAAAATAAATACTACTCTTTCAAAAGGTACAAATATTATGTATAATGAAACTGAAATAAATCATTTTTATATTTTTAGAACTTTACGAACTATGTTTTTAGATTTAATAAGGAAAGAAAAAAAAGTAGTTCTTATTGATATTGAAAAAGCACAATTACCTCCAGCTCCAAACGAAGTAAACTTTAGTACAGAATATAATAAATTTTTAAATAATTTAGATAATTTTCACTGGTACGATAAAAAAGTATTTGAATATATTGAAGCTGGAGAAAGTATTGCAAGTCTTAGTGAAAAAACTAAAATTAGTTATTATTCGTTATATAATACTTACAGAAGAGTAAAGCAAACATTATTAGAAAAAATATGAAATTAGGAGACTTAGTTGAAAAAATATTTAAGTTAACAGGAATAAAATGGTTACATCATAAAATAGTATTTGATTGGTTAAAATATGAAAGTTGTGGTTGTGATGATAGAAAAAAATATTTAAATGAATTAACAATAAACAGGAATGCAGATAACAAAAATGCTTAAAAAAGATTATAATAAATGGTCTGAATTTAAAAAATCTATAAGCAACAAATTAACATCTGAAGAAACTAAAATGATCTCTTTATTACACGCAAAATATATGAATCATTCTTATCATATTCCTTGCGGCTGTAGCCCTAAGACTTGGAATACTTGGATCGCACATTTAAATGATATTTACGAAAATGGAAGTTTGTGAGTGAAATATCAAAAACACATAAATTAGAACAAGCAATAATTGATTTTTATAATTTTGATGGATGGGCGTTAGAATGGAGTGGAGGAAAGTTTGAACATTATGATGCTATTGGGTTAACACCTAAAGGAACTAAATGTGTGATTGAGATGAAATTTCGAAATAAATACTACAAAGATAAATTACTTGAAAAATACAAATTTGACAAACTTATGCAAATGGATAAGGATATTGTAAAACTATATTTTATTAATGATCCAAAAGGTAATTATTTGTTTTGGCTTAATAGTTTAAATATTCCTCCAGTTAAAGATATGTGGTGTCCAGACACGACTTTTTGGACTAAAAAAAAAGTTTTAAAGCCTTGTTATTTATTACCTGAAAATGATGCTTCAATGATAAACTTAAATGATTAGTATTTATTAACAATTTTTTATATCTTTAATACAATGAAAAGTATTATAGAAAAGAAGATTGTAAACTTACAAGACTTAGAAATTACATCAAGTTTATTAATATTACAGGAACACTTTAAAAAATGGTTAGATCAAAAACCTGAAAATGAAGAGTTGCAAGTTGCTAGTTCTGCTCTAATAAAATTATCTTTTTTATGTAACAGTTTAATTACAGACAAAGAACATTTGTATAAGATAGCCGAAGAGTATAGAATGGATAAAGTTAGAGCAGTAATGAGAGCAAGAGAATCAGAAAAACAATTAAACAAAAAATAAAATGAACAAAAACGGAAAAGTATTTCACGAAACATATTACAAAACATTAAACAAAAAAACAAAATCTGAACTTATTATTGAAATAGAAGAAGCACATTTACGATACAGGAAATTAGGATGGGAATTAGATTGCAGCGGACATTATCAGATAAAAGTTTGGAAGAATAAAAAACAAGTTCAGGACTTAGAGTTTACTTGGGAAGATAATCCACACGGAGCAAACTTTAAAGAGATTAAAGACTTAGAACATTCTTTAATGAAGTCGTATCAAGACTATGACAGTTTATTAGAAAGTCAAATAATAATAAATGCCGATTGGGATGAAAGTTAAAACAATTAAATTATTAGATGATTCTGTATGGGATAAAAAAGAATTAATAAAAAAAATGAATGAAGATGATTTTTATTATAAGCAATGTGGAAATACAATGTTATCAAGTAGCATCTGCAAAAACTTATTAGATTCTTATAAGAAATATTATTACATAAAAAAATACGGATCCGATTCTTCTGATGCATTAAATGCAGGCTGGTTGTTTCATACTGCAATATTAGAGCCACATATTTTTAATGCTCAAGTATTTGTAGATGTTCAAAGTAAAAATACTTTAAAATTTAAAAAAGCAAAAGAAGAAAATCCTAGTGTAAAAATTTATACTATAAAAGAAAAAGGAGATGCAGAAAGATTAGCAGATTCTTTTTTAAAAAATAGCAAATTAGTTTCTTACTTAAACAAAGCAAAGTTTGAAGTACCAATGGCAGGGGAAATTATGGGGATGCCATTTAGAGGAAAAGCAGATATTATTACAAAGGATGGAAATATAATAGATCTCAAAACAACAACAACAATCTCTCAGTTTAAGTATAGTGCAAATACTTGGTGTTACGATATGCAATGTTATATATACTGTAATCTATTCGGAATAACCTATGATAAATTTAAAATTATAGCAATTGACAAAAAAAGTTTAGTGAGTAAATATTTTAATGTATCTGAAGAATTTTATCTACGAGGAGAAAACAAATGTCAAAAAGCAATAGAAGAATATAACTTATTTTCAGGTACAGATATTAATGAGTATTTAAAAATTGAAACACTATGAAAGATTATATAAGTGAAAGAATAGACAATAAAATATATAGTCAAATTAAATCTTTTGAAAATAGTGTTAGCATTTTGTTTCAGAATAGACATTATAATATAGATAATACAGAAAAAGAAATGAATTATAAATTACTATCTTTCGACATTAGAAATTTAAAAGTTTGGAAAGAAATTAAAAAAAGAAACAAATATTATGAAATTAAAAACGAAAGAAAATAAACGAAATAAATTATTAAAGTCTTATAGTTCTGCTCAAATGATAGCTAGAACATTAAAAAAAGAAAGTGGAGTAGATGTTTTTAAAAATAGCCGTAACAAGGAAATTGTGGAGGTAAGATCTTTATTTGTTTATATATTAAAAAAAGTGGAGGGAATGACTTTCCATAACATTAGAGATTTTTTTACTAATAATGGAAAAGATTATGATCACAGTACTGCAATACATTCGTATAAAAACTTTGAAATGTATAGCCAATTTAATAAAAAATTAAAGATATATTTTAACTCTATAGTTCCAACAGTTGAATCTCATAAAGCAAAAAGGTTTATAGCAAAACAAATAATTGATAACGCAAAAATTGAAGATGTTGAAATTTTCACTTTTATAAATAATAAATGAGTCAACAATCATTTTTTCCTTTTGAAAATAAATATTTAAATGAATACACAATACCTTCTCTTTGGGATGGTATAGATTTTACTACATATTATTTTACAGAGTATCTAATAAATAGAAGAGGTCAGATAAAGTCTAATTATTCTAATAAAAATTTAAAAACCAAAAGACCTAATTCAAGAAACTCCATCAATCCTTATGTTGTAAAAAGAGTTAAATTTAACAATATATATAAAACTGTGTATATTCACAGACTTGTTGCTTGTACTTTTATAAAATGCATAAATAGACAAAAATACACTCAAGTTAATCATATTGATGGAAACAGACAAAACAACCACATTGGAAATTTAGAATGGGTTACTCCCTCTGAGAATATGAAAGAGTTTAAAAATGAAGAAAACAAACTTCAACTGAAATTATTATGAAAATAAATATAAATAAAATAAAAACAAATACAAAAAACCCTAGAATAATAAAAGATAATAAATTCAAACAACTTGTTAAATCTATTAAGGATTTTCCTGAAATGTTAGAAAAAAGACCAATAGTAGTTGATGATCAAATGATAATACTAGGTGGTAATATGAGGTTAAAGGCTTGTCAGGAAGCAGGATTAAAACAAGTAGATATTTTGATTGCTAAAGACTGGACAGAAGATCAAAAACAAGAATTTATTATAAAAGATAATATTGGGTTTGGGGAATGGGATTGGGATTCACTAGCAAATGGTTGGGAAAGTGAAAAACTTAATGAATGGGGTTTAGATGTTTGGAAGCCTGAAGAAGACTTAGAACTTGAAGATTTTTTTAATGAAACCGATGAAACAGAAGATGATATAGAAAAACATAAAATAACATTAGAATATAACGAGGAAGATTACAACACTTTAATTAACATTTTAGATAAGGAAATTGTTGGTAAAGAGAAAATAATTTACGACCTTATAGTAAATAAATAACCTATGACAACAGTAATATTAGATTTTGACATTGAAGGATTCCATTTTTATCCTAATCCACCAAAAAAAGTTAATTTCTTAGCACATAAACACAGACATATTTTTCAAATACGTATTGGATATAAAGTAGACGATCTAAACAGAGAAAAAGAAATTTTTATACAACAAGACTTTATTAAAGATTACTTAATTGAATCTTATGGAAATCCTTGTAATTTTGGAGATATGAGTTGTGAGATGATTGCAGAAGAGTTGCTACAATTTACTTTAGATGATGGAGGTGTTTGGGTAGAAATTTTTGAAGATGGAAAGGGCGGGGCTAGAGTAGAAAAATGATAACACAAAACCAATCTAATATAAAAATTCATTTTGCAGGTACAGAACAAATGAACCACGCAATTAGTTCACTAGCTGCTAAAGTTAATTATGGACTTGGAACTGCTTTTCCTTTTGTACATAAAATGTTTAAGAATGGAAAAATAGATGACAGAAAGATTATTAAACAAATATCATCTAAATATAAACACTATATATTGGATAGTGGTTTATTTACTTTAATGTTTGGCTCATTAAAAGGAAAAAAAGACGAATCTTATTTGGATAAATGGTATGAGTGTTTGACTGATTATGTTCTTTACGAAAAATATAAAGGAACGATGGTTGAGGTTGATTGCCAAAAAGTATTAGGAGTAGAAAAGGCTTGGGAGTATAGAATAAAAATGAAAGATAAACTACCAAATAGAATTATAAATGTATTTCATTTTGAAGATGGAAAAAAAGGATTAGATAGGTTAATTGAATTTTCTGATTATATAGCTTTAAGTGTTCCTGAGTTAAGATTTATTAAAAAAAAAGAATATTTATACAAACTAGCTAATTACATAAAAAATAAAAAACCTGAAATTGATATTCATTTGTTGGGGTTTACAGAAAAAAATAATTTTAATAAATTCAAATTTTGTTCTTCTTCGGATTCTACTAGTTGGCTATCTCCAGTTAAGTATGGAAAAATAGAAACATCAGTAGGGATTAATCATATTAAAAATTTAAAATCACAAATTTGGGAAAACAGATTTACAAAATGGAAAGAAATAAAAGACAATAAATTTCCTTTACATAAAACTCCAAATAATAAAAGGTATTTTGGAACTGAAACATTTGCAGCAGAGCAGTTTAAAAAAATATATAATAACTTTGCAGGAAACCAAGATTAAAAAGAATGATTAAAATAAGAAAAAAGTACCATTTTTATATGGGTCACAGAAATAAAGAAGCAGGAGAAAAGTGTGGAAGGCTACACGGACATACCTATGATGTTGTGTGTGAGTTTAAATTTACTAAAATGACCAACGGAGTAACAATGTTGTTTTCAGACATTGATAAAGTTGCTGAACCTATTATAAAAGAATATGATCATTATTTTGCGTTATATAAAAACGATCCTTTAGTTGAAGTATTAAATTTTAATAATGAACCAATTATTGTATTACCTTTTGAAACATCAGCAGAAAATATGGCAATTTGGTTATTTAATAGAATAAAAAAAGAACTTCCAATAACTAGGATTGAATTAGCAGAAACAAAATCAAGTACTATAATATATGAAGAAACTGGCAATTAGTGAAGTATTTTATTCAATACAAGGAGAAGGAAAAACTGTAGGAATCCCAAGTGTGTTTGTTAGATTAGGTGGTTGTAATTTAATGTGTGGAGGAATGGGAACTCAATTTGATGGAGAACTTCATAACGATGCAGAATTTAGATGTGATACAGTAGAGGTTTGGATGAAAGCACAAAGTATGGAAGTTAATAAAATATTACCAAAAGATTGTATTGAAGCAATAAAAAAAGGAGCACATATAATATTAACAGGAGGCGAACCGATGATGCAACAAGCCTCTTTACTTGAATTTATCTATTATGTTAAAAGTAATATAAATAAAAATGTTTTTTTTGAAGTAGAAACTAATGGAACAATAATGCCAGAGCAAAATTTATTTAATAATATTGATTTATGGAATTGTAGTCCTAAATTAAAAAATAGTGGAAACGATAGATCCCTCACTTTTAAAGAAGATGTCATTGCTAAATTAAATAAAAAAAATACAATTTTTAAATTTGTAGTGAACGGAGAAAAAGAATGGAAAGAAATTAAAAAAGATTATTTTAATATTGTAGATCATAGTAAAATATATTTAATGCCTGCCGGAGAAAATCAAGACTTGTTAAATAATAATAAACAAAAAGTAGTAGACTTAGCAATCCGGAACCACTTAAATTTTACAACTAGATTGCATATAGATATTTGGAATAAAAAAACAGGAGTATAAAATGAAAACAATTAAACACTTAACAGGATTATGTGGAGAGCCACATTTTAATATAAATACAATTTTAACATTATTAATAATATTTTATATAATAAAAATAATATATGAAAACAGAAATAAGTTGGACAGAAATATATAATAGAGTAGATTTTTTAAAATCAAAGTATGATCCTGAAACAAAATATTATGGAGTTCCAAGAGGAGGACAAATAGTAGCAGGATTATTAGGAAACGCAGTAGATAAAATAGAACAAGCAGATGTTATAGTTGATGACTTAATTGATAGTGGAACTACATTAAACAGATATAAAAAATATAATAAACCTTTTAGTGTTTTAATAGATAAAAGAGAAGAGTTACAAAATGAATGGTTAGTGTTTCCTTGGGAAAATTCTGAAGGAGACATAGAGGATAATGTTATAAGACTTTTACAATACTTTGGAGAAGATGTAGAAAGGGAAGGATTAAAAGATACACCAAAAAGATATATAAAGTTTTTTAAGGAATTTTTGAATCCTCCAAAATGGAACTGTACAACATTTGAGGGAGAAGGTTATGACGAGATGATAATACAAAAAAATATACCTTTTCATTCTTTGTGTGAACACCATATAGCACCTTTCTTTGGGGAAGGACATATAGCCTATATACCAAATAAAAAAATTGTGGGTCTTTCTAAATTAGCAAGAACTTTAGAAACTTATTCAAGAAGATTACAAAACCAAGAAAGAATAACAACACAAGTTGCAGAGTTTTTATGGAAAGAGTTAGAGCCAAAAGGAGTTGCAGTTTCATTAACAGCAAAACATATGTGTATGGAAATGAGAGGAGTAAAAAAACATAATACTTGGACTACTACAAATAAATTATTAGGATTCTTTAAAGATCAGGCGGAATGTAGGAATGAATTTTTAAACTGTATAAAATGAACAAAACAGAACACAATAAAAAGGCTTTAATAGAAGCGCTAGAAAAATCTTTAGGTGTAGTTACAAGTGCTTGTAGACAGGCTGAAGTTGGAAGAACTACGTTTTATGAATATTTAAAAGACTTAGATTTTAAAAAACAAGTTGATGAGATACAAGACGTAGCTTTAGATTTTGCCGAAAGTCAATTACATAAACAGATACAAGGAGGAAATACAGCAGCAACTATTTTTTTATTAAAAACAAAAGGAAAGAAACGAGGGTATGTAGAGCGTCAAGAAATAACAGGAGCTGAAGGTTTACCAACAAGTGTTACAGTTGAGATTATAAGGAATGAGAATAAAAACTAATGATGTTTATGGACATTTAGTAGAAAGCAATAAGAAAATAATAGTAGAACAAGGCGGAACTAGATCAGGTAAGACATATAATATTTTACTTTGGATCATCTTTAGTTATTGTACTAATAAAAGAAACAAAACTATAACAATATGTAGAAAGACTTTTCCAAGCCTTAGAGCGTCTGTAATGAGAGACTTTATAGATATACTAAGAAAACATAAGATGTATTCAGAAGAGTCACATAACAAGTCTTCAAGTGAATATCAGTTGTACGGAAATCTAATAGAGTTTATAAGTTTAGATCAACCTCAAAAAGTGAGAGGTAGAAAAAGAGATTTGTTATTTATAAATGAAGCAAACGAATTATACTGGGAAGATTGGCAACAACTCGTTTTTAGGACACAAGAAAGAATAATAATAGATTACAATCCTTCAGATGAATACCATTGGATCTACGATAAGGTAATTACAAGAGATGACGCAGATTTTTATAAAACAACTTACTTAGACAATCCATTTTTAGAGTCAACAATAGTAGAAGAAATTGAAAGACTTAGAGACACAGATGAGCAGTATTGGCAAATATATGGACTTGGAATAAAAGGAGTCACAAAGTCAACCATTTTAAGATACATAGAAGTTAATCAAGTTCCTGAACATTTAAATTTTTTATCTTATGGAATGGATTTTGGGTACACTAATGATCCAACAACGCTTATAGGAGTTTGGACTGATGGTTATGATTTATATGCTAAAGAGTATTTATATAGAACTATGATGACAACAACAGATATTCATAAGTTTCTTACTTCATTAAATATTAACAGGGAGATGATCTACGCAGACTCAGCCGAAGTAAGATTGATAGACGAATTAAGAAGAATGGGTTGGAATATAAGACCAAGTGTAAAAGGTAGAGATTCAGTAAATGCAGGAATAGATCTTCTAAAAAGATATAAGATTCATTTAACTAAGGATAGTAATAATGCAATACAAGAGTTTAGAAATTATAAATGGAAAGAAGACAAAAGTGGAAAAACAATTAATGTCCCTGAAGATAAACACAACCACTTAATAGATGCTTTACGTTATAGTACATATAGTATTTTATCAAAACCTAACTTTGGTAAATATGCAATTAATTAAAATATAGTTGCAGTTATTAAGAATTGTTAGTATCTTTATACTATAACTAAATAAAACTAACTATGAAACATTACAAAGATAGATCAATTTCAACAAGATTATTATCAAACTCTAAAGAAACTTCTTTCAAGTTAATTATAAAATTTGGAAATAATTTTAGAGAGAAAATATTTGAAGGAGCAAACGCCTATAAAAGAGCAAAGTTATTTCAAAATAACATTTTAGATTTTACTCATTTAATTAAATAAAAAATCTATCAGGTGCAAAAAGAAGGGGAGGACAGACTCTGTATGTTAAATTACAGCTCTCCCTTTCTTATAATTAATAAAACAAAACTATGGAAATTATAAAAGAACTATTTAATAAACAAAACCGATCAACATCATTAAAAATGATATTAGGAGGTTGTATATATTCAACACTATTTTATTTAATTATCTACTCAATAGCTTGGCTAGATTATAATATCTTTTACTAATGGGATATGAAAGACACAATGGTTGGACTAACTACGAAACGTGGAGAGTTAACCTAGAAATATTTGGAGATCATTACGAAGATTTTTTAGAGTATGATAGAGACTCACTAAAAGAATACGTAGAAGAAATCCTAGAAATGGATTGTAATAATCAAGCAACTCTATCTTACGCAAATGCTTTTATTGATAATGTAAATTTTTATGAGATACTAGAACACATAGAAGATTATAAAAATGAAAACTTTTGTAGTGAATGTGATTCTAACTTATATGATGCACCTACGCAATGGGCAAATAAAGGTGTATGTTCAATAAATTGTTATACAGAAGTGGTTACAAGTTAGATAAATTTTTTATTTAGTTTTATTTAATTAAATTAGGGCGGTCAATTAGATTGCCCTTTTTTCGTAAACAGAACTTAAATAACGTTATATAATTATGAAACTTCACTTAAATATTCCTGACAGTTTAGATGACATTACTCTTGAAGAGTATCAAAAGTTTGAAAAAGTTAACACAGAAGAAAATAAAGACTCTGTTTTTTTAATGCAAAAAATGGTAGAAATATTTTGTAAAGTTGATTTAGATCTTACACGGAATATAAAATACAAAGACTTAATCGATATAGTAACTCATTTAAATAATTTACTTACTTCTAAGCCTGAATTAATTACAACTTTTAAACTTGATGGAATTCAATTTGGTTTTATTCCAGACCTTGACAATATTACTTTAGGAGAATACATTGACTTAGATAATTACTTAGGCTCTTGGGAAAATATGCACAAAGCTATGTCAGTTTTATACAGACCTATAAAATTAAAAAAAGATAATAGATACTTAATAGAAAACTACTCAGGGGCAATATATGATAAACAAATGCTTAAATCTCCTTTAAGTGTTGTAATTAGTTCACAGGTTTTTTTTTACAATTTAAGCAAAGAATTATTAGTTTATACCCTGAAATTTTTGGAGAAGGAATTGGGGGAGAATCTAACGCAGGAGCAGTTGAAAACTTTGGAAAAAAATGGGGATGGTATAACTCAGTGTATGGACTCTCTGGCGGAAATATTGAAAGAATTAAACATATCACAAAATTAAAAGCTACTGAATGTTTTTTAATGTTATCCTTTATGAAAGAAAAAAATGAGTTAGAAATAAAACAGATAAAAAAAAATAGTATATGAAGAAATCAAAAAAAACAAAATTAGTTCAAGTTATATTTTGTGAAAATATAGAATGTGAATGTAATTTAGAAAATGAATTTAGAAAATTATTCCCTCAATTTGAAATTAACTGTTTAAAAGAAAATGAATTTAATATTTTAAAAGAAAGTTTTTTAGATATAGAAAATTTAAGTAACAATCAAAAACAAAGTTTAGCAAATATATATAATAGAGTTTTTAACCAAACTTTTTATAAAACTTACACAACAACAATGACTAAAAGATTAGAGCAGATTTATAATTTATATTTATGAGCCAACAAGGAACTAGAGGATTTTATCAAGTTACAGAAGTTATTAAAAATCAATTATTAAATGATCCTTCTGTTAATACTGTTTCATTTGGAAATATACAGGATGTAGATTTATCAAAACAATCTATGTTTCCTTTGTCTCATATTATGGTAAACAGCGTTTCTTTTTTAAATAATACTCTAAATTTTAATATAAGTGTTATTAGTATGGATGTTGTTGACGTTTCAAAAGATGCAATTACAAATATATTTAGAGGTAATAATAATGAGCAGGATATTTTAAATACTCAATTAGAAGTACAAAATAGATTAATACAAGAATTAAGAAAAGGAGATTTATATTCTAAAAGCATAGCAGAAGTAGGCGCAGGATCTGTAAATTATCAAGTACAAGGAGATCCAAATACAGAACCTTTTAGTGATAGATTTGAGAATGAATTAGCAGGATGGGCGGTAACTTTTGACGTAATAACAAATAATGACATTTCAATATGCGATTAGAAACTGTTAAAAATTCTATTGAAAAATTTGCAGAACTCGTAGTTAGTTTAGCTAAAGAAAACTTACAAAAGAAAAAAGGAAAGTCATCAGGTAAACTTTTAAACTCTTTAAGAAAAAAAATAACACCCACTGAGAAAGGTTTTATAATTAGTTTCTTTGGAGAAGATTATGCTGATTATATTGATAAAGGAGTAAAAGGTGCTATAAATGATGAGTCAGAGGCTATAAAAAATCAGTCTGGAGAATTCTATGCATATACTAATAAGATGCCACCTCCTTCAAAATTAGATAAGTGGATTGTAAGAAATAAATTAGCACCTAGAAATAAAGGAAGATTTACAGGGAGAAAAATAGATACAGTAGGATTTAAAAAATCAATACAATTTTTAATAGCAAGAAGCATTTATAGTAAAGGAATAAAAGCAAGTATGTTTTTTACAAAACCTTTTGAAAAAGAATACAAAACCCTATCAGAAAAAATAGTTAATAGTTTCATTTTAGAAATAGAAAATAAAATAGATAAAAAATGAGTACAAAGTTTAATGCAAGAAGTCCGATATATTTAAACTATGGAGAGCCAACAACTCCACAACCTCAATTTAATTGTGATACAGCATTAGGAGATTCTTTTTGTATGGAGATAAGTCAAAGGGGTATAATAACTCTTGACACTCCTGACTTTGGTTTTATAGTTTCTTATACAAGTTCTGACTCAGGATTTTCAAATGGTAAATATGCAGATGTAACAAGTCCAACAACAAGAACAGTAGTTTTAAAAATTGCTATTCCACAGGGATTTTCTAATACAACTGATATTTATTTAAACTGTTCAGCTACAGCGGTACAACCTGCTTTTGTTTCAGGAACAACTTGTACTTCTAGAATTGCACCTAATGGATCAATGTCAAATGTATCAATTGCAAAAAATGGTGCATCTAGCACAGCACAGTCAACAGCTAGTAAGTTTACATTAAATGGAGATACAATAACAGGTTTTACTTTTTCACAAGACAATGACTCTTTATTTTCTGTTTCAACAACAGCAGCAAGTGGAACAGATTTAAATATTACAATAACTTCAAACAGTACTTGTGGAACTGGATTTTTAAGAGTAACACCAACAGTAGCAAATTCAACTTCTTGTGAAGTATTTCAACAGATCCAAGTAGATGTCACAGGATGTGGAACTTTTGCCTGTACTGATGCTCCTTTGAGTGGTGGTGTTATTGATCCTAATGGAACTATATCTACAAAACCTAGTTCTGCTGCTTTTATAACTACCTCAAATAATATAAGTACTGAAGCAGATGGAACTCCAATAATAACTTCAGTAGCTGCAAACTCAAGTGGATCTCCTATAAATGTAGATCTATATTATAAATTGACAATACCACCGGGATTTACAAGTGCAGGAGGAGATAAGTGGTGTTTACATAGAATAGTACAACAATCAACAGGTAATTTACCTGCTTTCACTTATGCTGATGCAAACCATTTTAGATTCGGTGTTGGACAGGATGGTGTTATTGATGTTGGAGAAGTTGTCTTAGGAAATATAGAAAGCTATGATCCTGTTGGAGTTGATGCAATGAGATTTCCTTCGGTCACTACAGATACAACAAGAGAAGTAGATTTTGTTATTAAGTCTCCTAATTTAAGTCAGGTATATAGTAATCCAAATACAAACCTTGCAGCATTTAGAGCCTCAATGGTTCAACCTGCAAATCTATCACCTTGTGCTAGTGCGACTCATTCTATTTTTATTAGTAAAGGATTTAATTATGGAATTAGTAATGGTTTTTTAAATGTGTTTGGTATTTGTGATGAAGCATATTCTATAAAAACAGAGGTTAAAACTTCGGCAGCATATTCAAATATAACAGCAGGAACTACGATTTGTACAGCATCAGGAAATATAAAACCGGGAAGAACAGCAGCCTATGTTATAAATAGTGGTGCAGTTAATGTACCTGCAGGAGTAGGTGCGGGATTATATCAAGTGATTTTAATAGACGAAAATGGAAAAATAACAAATAAATTCCCCTTTTACTGTAATGGAACTTTAGGAGTAGGAGGACAAATCTTATAGATATGGCATTAAATAGAGCAGAACTAAACTTATATATATGGTCAGGTACAACATCTGATAAACCTACTGCAGCTAACTTTATAATTAGCAAGACTAAAATTACAACTCATAGTGATATTAATTTTGAGGTAGGAGAACTTATAAACGACTTTTTAAATCCAGTATTTAATGACGACTACGGATCTACTACAAATGGCAATATCGATTGTTTATATGTCAATGCCTATACAAGATTATTTGATACAGATGATGTTGCTTTTGATCATAATAACCCAGTTGATGTAACTTATTTAGCAGTAAATGGTTATGGTACTTTTGAAGATGGTACAAATCCTGAGTTATCTCGTAATGCTTTAATTTCATCAAACAATGTTTATGTTCCTGAAAACACAGTAAGTAAGATTCCAATCTTTGCAGAGGGAGTAGGTAAATTTATAATAGGATCAACTACTACACAAGTAACTGACAATGGAAATTCAAATCAAAAAATACAGTATATAAATGTACCTGCTAATTCGACTTCTGTTTTAATATATGATACAGATGACTCTACTCTTAAAAAAACAATAACAGTACACAATATATGTGAGCCAAAATTTACTTCTTATAAGGTTACGTTTCTAAATAAATATGGAGCTTTTCAAGATTTGTATTTTTTTAAAAAAACAACAGAAAAATTTAATGTTACAGATTCAACTTATAAAACAAATATAATAGAAAATGCATCAGGAACTTACAATACCTATAAAGGACAAAAGCAAAGATATAATGTTAATGCAAAAACTTCTTTGACTATGAATACAGGATTTATAGATGAGGATATGAATACAACAATAGAAGAATTATTTTTAAGTGAGAATATATGGATTAGATTCAATAATAAAACATTACCAGTAATGCCTACAAGTAAATCATTACAATACAAAACAAAATTAAATGACAAGTTAATTGATTATACAATTGATTTTGAGTTTGCCTTTAACAAGATAAACAATGTTAGATAATGCAATCTATACAATTATATATTAAAGATGAAAATAATGTTTTTCAAGAGATTGAACTCTTCAAGGATGAAAGCGTAACATTAAATCAAAGTATTCAAGATGTTCAGGATATATCAAAAATATTTACAGATTATACTCAAACTTTTTCAATACCTGCTTCAAAAATAAACAACAAAATATTTAAGCATTTTTATAATTATTATATACAAGGTTTTGATGCTAGAGAAAAAAAAGATGCAAAAATAGAATTAAACTTTGAGCCTTTTAAAACTGGTAAAATAAAACTAGAAGGAGCAACCTTAAAAGACAATAAACCTCAAACATATAAATTAACTTTTTACGGATCAATAGTAAACTTAAAAGACATATTAGGAGACAAAACCTTAAAGACTTTAAACTACTTTGATAATGCTACATTTGAATATTCAGCAGCAAATGTAAAAAACTTAATGAGTAATGCAGGAACTTTACGCCTTAACTCAGGAGTTTGGACAGAAAGCATTTTGTTTCCTTTAATATCACATACAGATCGTTTATATTATGATAGTGGTAATGAAGTGGTAAACGCAAATGGATTAGCTAATATTGCATTCTCTTCTAGTTCTGTTCAACAGGGTGTGTTATATACACAATTAAAACCTGCTATTAGAGCGTTATTAATTTTTAAAGCAATAGAAGATCAATATCCACAAATAAAATTTAGTGATGATTTTTTGTCACAAGATAATGAGGCTTTTTACAATTTGTTTTTATGGTTAAATGAAAAAAAAGGAGATATTGTTCAAGTAGATGAAGACTTAATTGTACCGTTTAGATCTTTTAGTAATGTTAATTACACAAGTAAATCACAACAAGAGGATAATTTAAGAGACTTTGTTATTGTAGAAAGTTCAGGAAGTTTTACAGTAAGTAACACAGGAAGAAAGAAAGATTTATACGGAAGGTTTAATTGCACAACTTCATCTTCTCTGAGTTATAATGTAACCTTAAATAAAGATGGAGAGTTATTTCAGGAGTTTAGTGGATTAACAGGTCAAACATCTTTTATAATTAATAATCTTGAAGTACCTACAGGAACTTATACTTTTGGTGTTTCATCTTCATCAGCAGGTACATTTAAAGGAGAATTTGAAATCCTAAAAGGAGAAACAGGTCTATTTAATGGGGAAGATCTTAAAGTGAGTTTTGAATCAATTGTATCAATTGGATCAAATGAAACTTATGTGGTAAAAGACCATCTGCCTAAAATAAAAATAATAGACTGGATGACTGGCATATTTAAGATGTTCAATCTAACTGCATTTGTAAATGTAGATAATGTTATTGAAGTAAAAACATTAGATGAGTTCTTCGCAGGAACAACAGAAGATCCAATTGCATATTATGATATAACAAAGAATGTAGATAAATCAAAAACACAAATAGACTCAGTCCTTCCTTATAATCAAATAGACTTTAAATATAAAGGACTAGATACTTTCTTAGCAAAAGATCACTTAGAAAGATTTGGAACAGAATGGGGAACTTTAAAATATAAAAACACAGAGTTTGAAGGTAAAACATTTAAAGTAGAGTTGCCTTTTGAACATATGAAATATGAGAAACTAGTAAATCAGACAGGAAACGTACCTACTACTGTTTTGTTAGGTTGGGCAGTTGATGATAATAGAGCAGCAAAAGTTACAAAACCTCTTTTATTTTATCCTGTAAAAGCAACAAGTTTTAATACTGGAGTTGGAACGCCTACTCCAATAGCATTTTTAAATGGATCTAGTAAAGAATCTGTATCAGAGTTTTTTATGCCTTCTAATTCAAACACATTTAATAATATAGGAAACTTAAATTTTAGTGCTGAGATGAACGAATATGCTCTGAGTCCTGCTTCTAAGACTTTATTTGATGTTTATTACAAAACTTATATAACCGATCTATTTAAAAAGGAAAGAAGGCTCACAAAACTATCAGCTTATTTACCAACAGCAGTAGTAGTTAAATTAAAATTAAGTGATCGACTTATAATAGCAGATAGAGTTTATAAAATAAATAAAATCACTACTAATTTTGAAACAAATCTATCAAGTTTAGAATTAATCAATGTATTTGATGAAAGAGAACCTGTTAGAAACTTAGCAAGTGATGCAGCAAATATAGATGTAGCAACAATAACAGCAGATACAACTTTAATAACTGCTGATACAACTGATAAAACCAATTTTGTTGTAATTACTGACATAAGAAAAGTTCCTAGTACAATACCTGAGAATAGACCAAAACCAATTAATAATATTCCTTGTCCTGTAACTTCAGCAACATTAGGAGAAGTTACTCAACAAACAAATACACAAACTACAGTTTTCTTTAGTCACGCAATAACAGAACTTGGAAAAATATGTGAAGTGTCTACAATACAAAGTTACGGATGGGTGTTTAGTGATAGTGCTACAGATATAAAAACAATAGATGATATTGATACACTAAAAGGAACTTCAGGAATAACAACAAGAGAGTTTTTTCCTAATCAAAAAACGGATGGATGTTCACCTAAGTTGATTTCAAATTTAGATCTTGTAAGAACACACACAACTCAAATAACTGGTTTGAGTAATCCTGCTACAAAATTTTGGAGATTCTTTGCAAGAACTAATACAACAAGTGATTATGCCAAAGCAGATATAATATCTAAATTATATGCGAGTTCAACTTTTGTAAGTGTTGCTTATAGTGAAACATCAAATATGTTTGTTTATGAGTTCCCTTATATAGCAGGTAATAATAATGATATTAGAAAGATTCGTATAATGGACAAGGATCAAAACTTAATAGACTTTACGGGATTAAGAGGAAACCCACAGCAAATAATTTCAAAGATAGTTCCTTATATTTTAGAAGGATTGCCAATGCCTCACACTTCAGCTAGAGATTTAAGTTCAGCAACACATCCTTATATGATATCCTCTAATGATACTAGAAACGTATTTTATCACGCAACCAATAGACAGATTGCAATTAATGCAGCAAAAGCAGGATCAGTAGGAAATACTGGAGCAACAGAGGTTAATCTATTAACAGTTTCAAGAGGAACAGACACAGATAATACAAGAGGGTTTAATTTCGAAGGCATTACTTTATATAGAAATACATTTAAAGGATTAGAATCAACTTTAGGAAGTGTTGGTGCTTTGCCTGATGGATTCTATGCAAGTGAATTAGCACCTGTTTCAGTAGCTGATGACAGTTTTACAAAACAATATTGGATTGATTTTCCAAATAGAACAGCACCAAATGTAAAATCTGTTCAGCAGTTAAATGGTATAACAAAAAATGGAGAAGTAAATTAATTATGATACAATCAATTACAAATCTTTTAGGTTTAATTAAAAAAGAAAAAATTTCAGGGCGTTATATAGATGTAGCATTAGGTAAAAATAAACTTCCTGAAACTATTAAAGAAGGTTTTGAACTTCTTAAAAAAGAATTATGGCAGAAAAAATAATAGAAATTAAATTAAATTCTAAAGAAGCTGAAAAACAGTTAGAATCTCTAGATGAAAGCATTGAAAATTTAGAAGGGGGAGTTTCTGATTTACAAAGAGGATTAAACAGTCTTGAAAAAGAATTAACTGAGGTTACTGGTGCTACCGGTAGAGATATTGCAAAAAGAAAACAACTTACAGATTTAATTAATAAAACAAAAACTAATCTAAAGCAAGAAAAAGAAGCATTAAAGGAAACTACAAAACAAAGACAAAAAGCAAACAAGACTTTAACAAAGTCTAATAAAAAACTAAAAGAACAAGCTAAAAATCATAATGATGTAAGTAAGGGATTAACAAAATCAATAGGAGGAACAGGAGTTTTAGATAAAGCAACTGGTGGTTTATTTAGTTCCTTTCAAGGATTAATTCAGGGAACAGTTGGATTAATTAGAAGTTTAGGGTTAGTGAGAATTGCAATGTTTGCTATTCCAATAGTTGCTATTGTAACTGCATTAGGATCTTTAGTTGCGGCATTTACATCTAGTGAAGAAGGGCAAAACAAATTAACAAAAGCATTAAATCAAGCAAAAGCTGTAATAACTAACGTAACCTCTTTATTAACAAACTTAGGAACTGGAATTACAAATGCATTTTCTGCTTTAATTGATGGAGATATTGATGGTGCTATAAAAGCAGTTTCAAACACATATGAAACAGTTGCGAAAAAAATATCAACTTTTAGTGATGATATCAAAGAAGATATAGAAGCTGCAGGTCAATTGTCTGACAATATTGCTAAAGCAGATAAAATAGACCGAAAGTTATTAGTTGAAAGACAAAAAGCTAATGTTAAAATTAATGACATAAGAACAAAAGCCTATGATACAGAAAGATTTAACAACAAAGAAAGAATTGCATTTTTAGAAGAAGCAATAAAAATTGAAGATGGTATAACAAATAAAGAAATTCAATCAGCAAGATTAAGGTTTGAAGCTAAGAAGACTGAAAATAATTTAGTTGCCGAAGTAAGAAAAGAAGATGCTGACGAACAAGCAAAACTAGAAGCAAAATTATTTGAATTAGAAGCTAAGAAATTAAACAGACAAAGAGAGGTGTCAAATCAAAGACAAATGATACTTCGAAAAGAAAACAAAGAAATAGAAAGAATAAAAAAAGAGGCTGATGACAAAGAAATTGAAAGAGTTCAATCTGTACAAGAAATAATAGATGAAATTAAGACAACAAAAGAAGATGAAAAAGCAGAAACAGAAATACAAAAAAATGACTTAGAAGAAGAAAGAAGATTAGCAGAATTAGCAACTTTTTCAGCAACAGAAGAACAAAAGCAAATAATAAGAGAATTTTATGCAGGTAAAAGAAAAGAACTAGAAGAAAAAAATATAAAAGAAGAGGGTATAAAAGATAAGATAGTTGCTAATGCAAAAATGAATATGGCGAAACAAACACTTATGAATATTACAAATGTTCTAGGTAAAAGTTCAGCAGCAGGAAAAGCAGCAGCAGTTGCAGCATCTTTAATTAATACTTATCAAGGTATAACTGCAGAACTTGCAACAAAGACTTTTACACCTTTTGAATTTGGTATTAAACTAGCAAATATTGCAACTACAAGTGCTATTGGTTTTAAAGCTGTAAAAAATATATTAAGTACAAATACAAAAAGTACAGGAGGATCTCCTAGTAGTGGAGGTGGTAGACAAATTACAGCACCACCTACTCCACCTTCTTTTAATGTTGTAGGAACTGCACCTGAAAATCAATTAGCAGAAGCATTAGGAGAACAACAAGATAAGCCATTACAGGCATTTGTAGTAGGATCAGAAGTAACAAGCCAACAGGCATTAGACAGAAACATAGTAGATAACGCATCATTAGGATAAAAAATATGAAAATAGTAGAATTAATTATAGATGAAAATGACGATTTAAATGGCATAGAAGCGATTTCAATAGTCGAATCCCCAGCAATAATGGAAGATTTTATTGCATTAAAAGACAAAAAGCCTTTAGAGCTTGCAGAAGTAGACAAAGAAAAAAAGATATTAATGGGACCACTTTTAATTCCAAATAGACCTATATATAGGAATAACGCAGAAGAAGAATATTATATATATTTTTCACGTGATACTGTCTTAAAAGCATCTCAAAAGTATCTTAAAGCAGGGAATCAAAAGAATAGTACACTTGAACATCAAATGAACATACAAGGATTAACTCTTGTTGAAAGTTGGATTAAAGAAGATATGGTACACGATAAATCTGTAAAATATGGAATGGATGTGCCTTTAGGGACTTGGATGGGATCTGTTAAAGTAGATAATGAAGAAGTGTGGAATTCTTATGTTAAAACTGGTCTTGTAAAAGGTTTTAGTATTGAAGGTTATTTTGCAGATTCAGCAGAGTCTCCAAAAGATAAAGGAATAAAAGATGAATTAAGTCAAGAATCAGAAGCACAATCTTTAATAGATCAATTAAAAAACCTATTAACTGAATTAAAAGAACCTTGTTGGGATGGATATAAAATGGATGGATATAAAATGATTGATGGAAAAAAGGTTCCTAATTGTGTAAAAATTAAATAATGTCAAGAAAATACAAAGGACGAAGTTCTTCGCCTAGAAACTCTAAAAGAGGGTGTTTGTGTAGAGATGGATCATATTCAAGAGATTGTTGTGATGGAGAATATTTTTCACAAGGAGTCGGAAGTGTTACAAAAACCTCAACCACTAGATATTATAATATAACAAATTGTACTTCAGGAGAAGTATTAAAAATACACACTAATGGAATTGAATTAACAATAAATAGTATTTATTACTTATTATTTACTATTAATAATAATTCTGGTTGTTATACTGTTACGTCTACAAGAAATAATGGAAGTTTAGAAGTCTATAAAGCAACAAGTTATAATAATTGTAACGCCTGTATATCAGCAAATTAAAACAATAAATACAAAATTAATAATTAATTACGTAATACTTATATGAAAAATCCTATAGAAATGTTAAAAGAAATAAAAAATTTGTTAGGAGTAGAATTAACAAAGGAAGATTTAAATTCTTCAAAAATAATACTTGCACAGTTAAGTTTAAAAAATGGTACAATTTTAGAATCCGAAAATTTTGAAAATGGAAACGAGATTTTTATACTAACTGAAGACCAACAAGTTCCACTCCCAATAGGAAATTATGAATTGGAAGATGGAAGAATTTTAAAAATTAAAGAAGAAGGTTTAATTGAATCTATTGAAGTAGAAGCAGGATATCCTTCAAAAAAAGAAGATGATATGGAAGACGATGAAAAAAAGATGAATGAAGAGTTATACCCTACTAGAGAGGAATTCGATTCTTTAAAAGAAATGGTTGAAAGTATGAAAAAAATGATTGAACCTAACGATGAAGTTGTAGAAGAGGAAGAGATGAGCAATGATGGAAGTAAATCTGTAAAATCAGAAAAATCAACTAATGAAACAGTTTACGCAGAAAAAGAAAGCATAAAAAATGAATTATCAAAACCTGCTGTAAATCCTATAAAACATAATCCTGAAAAAAAATCTAAAAGAAAAGTCTTACACTCACAAAAAAGAGGAACAACAACTTTAGATATAGTAATGAATAAAATTTTAAATAAATAAAAAATGTCAACAATAACCACAACAAGTAACGATGTATTAAGAGCAAGATCAAAGCAAGAAACTTTGACAACGACTCAAGATATTAGTGTAAATGATGCAGGTACAGAGTTTAATATTGCAACTGATGCTAAAGTAATGACTTTACCTACAATTACAGCACAAAACATAGGAATGGAATTTACTTTTAGGAATACTGGTGCAGATGGTAATAACATTATTACTTTAAGTCCTGCAGCAACCGATGCAATACACGGAGCAGTAGCGGCAGTTAATTCAGGAGGAGTAGATAACAAAGATTGGATCAACACTAAAGCAACTGCAAACAAAGGAGATTGGTGTACAATTAAAGCAGTAGCGCTTACAGACTGGTATTTAACTGGTGGAGATGGTGTTTGGGCTAGTGAATCATAATAATTAATATATAAAAAAATAAACAATGGCAACAACAAATTCCATAACAACTACTTATAGTGGGGAGTTCGCAGGAGATTACATCTCCGCAGCACTTCTCTCAGGGTCAACTTTAGATAATGGCGGTATTACAATTAAACCAAATATTAAATATAAAGAAGTAATTAAAAAAATTGCAACTGATTCTTTAGTTAAACCGGCAAGCTGTGATTTTGATCCCACGTCACAGGTGGTTTTAACCGAACGGATTATTCAACCAACTGAATTACAAGTTAATTTACAATTATGTAAAAAGGACTTCCATTCAGATTGGGAGGCAGCAGCTCAAGGATATTCAGCTTTTGATAATTTACCCCCAAAATTTTCTGACTTTTTATTAAGTCACGTGGCAGCAAAAGTAGCTCAAAAAACAGAACAAACCATTTGGAGTGGAGCAGCAGCAACAGCAGGAGAATTTGCAGGATTTGATGAATTAATGTTAGCAGATGCGGATGTAATTGACGTTGCCACCGTTGGAGGCGGGGTAAACAGTGGAAATGTAATCGCCCAACTAGGTGCAATTGTAGATTCCATTCCAAGTTCTCTCTATACAAGTGAGGATATGCACATTTATATTTCACAAAATATAGCTAGATCATACGTACGTGCATTAGGGGGGTTTGCTACAAATATTGGAGCAGCCGGTGTAAATCAAGATGGTACTCAATGGTACACAGGAGGCACATTAAGTTTCGATGGAATTAAATTATTCGTTGCAAATGGGCTTGCAGACAACCACGCAGTTGCAGCAGAAAAAAGCAATTTGTATTTTGGTTGTGGGTTACTAAATGATTCAAATACTGTAAAAGTTATTGATATGGCAGATATTGATGGATCACAAAATTGTAGGGTAGTAATGCGTTATACCGCAGGGGTTCAGTATGGAATAGGATCAGATATAGTTCTTTATTCTTAAAATTAACAAAAAAAAATTAGGGTGGGTAAGCAATATGCCTATCTACCCTTTTTTTAATTAAAATAAATAAATATGGCTTGTGATTTAACTTTAGGGAGGAAAGAACCTTGTAAGGATTCCGTGGGGGGAATTAAGAATGTTTACTTTGTAGACTTTGGAAAATTAGGTACTGTTGCTTATGATAGCGGTAATGCAGATGTAATTGATAATTTAACTGGAACAACAATAGGTGGATCAGCAAATTCATTAACAGCGTTTAAGTATGAAGTAAAAGGAAACAGTAGTTTGGAACAAGCAGTTACAGCATCGAGAGAAAATGGAACTGTTTTTTATGAACAAACTTTAAATCTTACTTTAAAAAAATTAACTAAAGAAGAT